GCGCGACCGTTTCCGCCAGCACGGCAGCGCGATGAGCGCGCCGGCGGAGAACCGCTTTAGCGCCACCGGCTACACGCAGAAGTGCGTGGAATGCGCGCAAGTGGTTTCAGCCTTCCGCTTCAACGACGCCGGCGACCTGGTGAAGATTGCCGAATGCAAGCACTGCGGCGCGCCGCTCCCGCCGAAGGATCTGCCGATGGCGGACCTGTATGAGCCCGCCGGCGCCGGCCGCAGGCGAATGGTGGGAGGCATGCGATGAGCCTCACGCTGCTCGATCTGCGCGACGCGCGTCGCGCTGCCGCCTTCGAGCGCGCCCAGGCGAAGCCGCAGGTGCCGGCCGCCGCGGTGCACAACCAGGAAGCGCAGGACCAGGCGCAGGGCTTCCGGCGCATCTCCGGCTCGACGACGCGCGACCTCACCCCGCTGCGCCAGGACCGCATGATCGAGATGGCCTGGTGGCTCTACGACGCGAACCTTTTCGCCAAGCGCCTGGTGGGCTTCCTGACCGACTTCGTGATCGGCGAAGGCATCCGGCTGCGCGCGGAAGACGAGCGGGTGCAGGAAGTGCTCGACGAGTTCTGGGACGACCCGGTGAACCGCATGCCGCTGGAGCTGCCCGGCTACGTGCGCGAGCTCTCGATCTTCGGCGAGCAGCTCATCACCGCGCATGTGAACCGCTTCAACGGCCGCGTGCGCCTGGGCTACATCGATCCCTACGAGATCGAGGAGGTGTTCTGGGGCTCGCTCTCGCCGGACGGCAGCGATATCGCGCTGCCGCTGGAGGTGAAGCTGAAGGACCGCTACGGCGCGCAGCCTCTCGGCTCCGCTCAGGGTAAACAGAAGCGGCGGCTCAAGGTGATCAACGTGGTCGAGGACCCGGGGAACGGGGAGATGGGCTTCCGCGCCGGCGATGCGTTCCTGTTCAGCGTGAACAAGGCCAAGCGCGGCACGCGCGGCCGCAGCGACCTCTTCGCTGCCGCGGACTATATCGACGGCTACGACCAGCTCCTGTTCTCCGCGCTCGAGCGCTACGACGTCTCGACGCGCGTGTATGAAGACATCACGCTCGAAGGGAAAACCGAAGAGGAGATCCGCGAGTGGCTGAACCGCCCGGAGAACCGCGTGCCGCCCAAGCCGCTCTCGAAGCGCGCGCACAACGAGCGCGTGAAGTACCAGATCCTCGGGCCGAACCTCGGCGCCTACGAGCTGGAAAACGCCGGCGCGAGACTCTTCCGCAACTTCGTGCTGGGCGGCATGGGCTTCCCGAATTTCTGGTTCGGCGGCGGCGACGAGACCAATCTGGCCACCGCCGTCGAGCAGGGCACGCCCACCTTCAAGATGCTGGCCGCGCGCCAGCTCTACGTGCGCTACATGGTGGCCGATGTCGCCGAGTTTGTGATTGACCGCGCCATCCTTGCCGGGCGCCTGGCCGAGGACGTGAACCGCAAAATCGCGGTGGAGACGCCGGAGCTCAGCGTGCGCGACGCTTCGAAGATTTCGGGCGCGCTGCAGCAGGTGGAGTTCTCGCTGGCGAGCGCGGTGAGCCAGGGCCGCATCACCGAAGAGTCCGCGGCGCGGATCTTCATCGGGATGGTCAATCAGCTCGGCTTCGACGTGGACGCCGACGAGGAGCTGAAGATTCTGGCCAGCCGGCCGCGGCCAGAGGAAATCGACTACGAGCGCGTGCCGCCAGGGAAGCTCGACGACGCAAAAAATCCGGCGCGCGAAGAAGCCAGGGAGGAAGCGTAGTGCCGTCGCAGGAAGAATTCGCGCAGCGCATGCGCGGCCTGGTCCGCGAGTCCACGCGTCTGGAAGGCGCGGCGCTGAAGCGCGCGCTCGCGCTGCTGAAGGAAGCCCACCAGGACATCCTCGGGCGCATCGCGGCCAGCCCTGAGGGCGGCTTCAGCCGCTTCCAGCTCCAGGACATCAAGCGCTCCATCGAGCGCACCTTCGATGGGCTGGCGCGGCGGCTGGGACGCGAGATCGCGGAATCGCAGGGCCGGCAGTTCACGCTGGGCAGCGAGCAGATCGACCGCGCAGCCGGCTTCGCGCTGGGCGCACCGCCGTCACTGGGCGGCGTGAGCCAGTCGTTGCTGGGCATCGCGCAGGATTTTTCCGCCGACCTGGTCAGCGGGCTCACCGCGGACGCGAAGGCGCGGCTCAACTCGACTCTCCAGCGCGCGGTGCTGGGCGGGCAGGACCTGACCGAGATCGTGAAGGAAGTCGGCCGCTCGGTGAACCAGGGGCAGATGGCGCAGATCACCGCGCGAGCGCTGACCATCGCGCGCACCGAAATCCTGCGCATGCACGGGGCGGCGCAGCAGGCGCGCCTCGAGCAGATGAAGGCCAGCGGGGTGACCGTGCTGAAACAGTGGCACCACATCCCGGAGCCCAACCCGCGCGGCACGCACCTGGCGGCGCATGGCTCGACGGTTGAAGTGGAAGCGCCGTTCCTGATCGCGCCACGCTTCGGGCTGCCGGAAGAGGAGCTGCTGTACCCGCGCGATCCGGCTGCGTCGGCGGCGAATACGGTGAACTGCCGCTGCCGGCTGCTGCCGTTTTTCCCGGGGGTGTCGAAAGAAGTAAACGCAGCGCTTTCACGCGCCGCGTGAGTACACGAGGAGGAGTTATGCCGACTGTAGTAGTGAATCGTTCGAGCACGATTACCGGAAAGGATGAGACCCGCGAAGTGAAGGTGGACCGCGTGACGGTGGCCAGCTACGCGGAAGCAAAGCGCGCGCGGGTGATCTTCGCCGAGCACGACCACGGCGACTTCATCCGCGTGGTCACGGTGGACGGGAAGAAGGTGGACTTCCCGAAGGAGAAGTCTCAGACGCCGCCACCGCCGCCACCGCCGCCGGCGAACTAAAGGAGGCGCGCATGCGCGCGACTTACAAAAGGCTTCTGGCTGCCGAGCACCGCACGGCCCGTGTAGCGGCCGAGCTCAGCGTGGACGAGATCCGCGGGCGCATCAACGATGCGCTCGCGGAGAAGTACGGCCGCGATGAGCAGGGCTTCCGCCGCGCGCGCGTGGACCAGATGTTCATGGACCACGCCATCGTCAGCTTCCAGGAGAAGCTCTGGCGCGTGAGCTTCACTTTGAAAGAGGACGGCACGGCGGAGCTCGGGGAGATGCAGGGCGTGGAGCCGGCCTTCGCTCCGACCGGCGAGACGATGGCGCAGTTCAACTACATCGAGACGCTCTGTGCCGCAGACGCGAAGCCGGCCGACACCGAAGGGCTGGTGTGGGAGTTCGTGTTCCTCAGGGCCGGCCCGGCCGAGGTGTACGACGCGAAGAGCGGCCTGCAGTTCTACTTCACGCCGGAGTTCGTCGCGCACGCGGTGACGGCGTTCGCCGGCGCGCACGCCTACGCCGACCACCAGGCCAAGCCGGTCGGCTCGATCCGCAACGTGGTGGGCTTCTGGACCGAATTGAAGCTCGCCGAAGGCGGCCAGGAGGCGCGCGGGCACCTGCGGCTGTTCGAGGCCGAGGACGACCTGCGGAAGAAATTGCAGTCGGCGTGGAAGGCCGGCCGGCCGGATCTGATTGGCGTCTCGGTGCGCGCGATTGTGGACGGCAAGCCGAAGTTCGTCGCCGGGAAGAAGTACTTCGTGCCGGCGGCCGTGGACGTCTCGGTGCCGCGCTCGATTGACCTGGTGCCGGTGGGCGCGGTGAGCGGCGCGCACATGGTGCGGCTGGTGGCGTCGAACAACCGCGCCGAATTGCTCAAGGAGTTTTCCCGCCAGTCTCCGTCAGGAGATGGCGGCACACTGAAAAAGGAGGAACCCCGAATGAAGTGGCAGCAACTTTTGCAGTTGATGCTGGCCGCGATCCGGGGCTGGTCTGCGGAGCGTGCCGCCGCGCTCGAACGCGAGCTGGCGGCAATCCCCGAGGCTGACCCCAAGCGGCTGGAGCAGGTCACCGAAGTGTACGTCGAGTGCATGAACGGGCAGTTCGCCCGGGTCAATGCCTCGGCGGGCGAAGGCGTGCTGGCGGAGATCACTGCGGCGAAGCAGGCCGCGGAGACGATGGCCGCCGACGCGAAAAAGGTGCTCGACGAGGTGAAGGCGGAGAATCAGAAGGCGCAGCTCGCGGCCTGCAAGACCGTGCTGCAGGCTTCGCTCAACGATTCCAAGCTGCCTGTCCCGGCGCGCAAGGAGATCGAACGGCGCTTCGCGGACCGCGTCTTCAGCGCCGACGAGCTCAAGAAGGAGATCGAAGCGGTGCGCGAAGTGTGCGCCGCGCTGGTCTCCGATGGCCGCGTGGCTTATCCGGTGATCTCCGGCCGCGTGCTCGACCAGTACGACAAACTGGAGATCGCGCTGTGCAAGACCTTCGGCGTGACCAAGGACGAGAAGGGCGCGGACCTGCCCGCAGAGATCCCGGCGTTCACTGGCATTCGCCACGCTTACGTCGAGTTCACTGGCGACGCGGAAGTGACCGGTCGTCCCAACCAGACGCGGCTTTCCGCGATCTTCAACAACGCCGGCTTCCCCAACGCGCTGGCCAACACCATGACTCGCCAGCTCATCCGCGACTACGCCGCGGTGGACTACCGCTGGCGGGACATCGTCTCCACCATCGGCCGCGCGGATAACTTCAAGACGCAGGAGCGCATTCGCGTCGGCTACTTCGGCGACCTGGCCACGGTGGACCCGGAAGCCGCGGACTACGCCGAGCTGGCTGCCTACACCGACGAGAAAATCTCCCTGGCGGTGATCCAGAAAGGCAACGTCGTCACCGTCACGCGGAAGATGATCATCAACGACGACCTCAACACCATCATGAAGGTCAACCAGCGCCTGGCGCGCTCGGCCGCGCGCACGCTGGCGAAGCGCGTGTGGAACGTGCCCATCGCCAACCCCAACTACGACGTGGACGGCGTGGCGCTGTTCCACGCCACGCACAACAACCTGGGCTCCACCGTGCTCGGCTCCGCCGCGCTCACCGCGGCCGAGGAGCTGATGTTCAAGCAGACCGAGAAGGACTCCAACGAGCGGCTGGGCCTGCGCGCCTATCTGCTGGCGGTGCCCATCGAGCTGTGGGATGAGGCGCGTGATCTGAACCAGGCGACTCAGGGCGGCGCCAACCAGTGGTTCCACCGCTTCGGCGAAAACAACGAGCGCATCATCGTCAACCCGCTGCAGACCGACGCCACCGACTGGATCCTCTTGGCCAACCCGGCCGAAGTGGAAACCATCGAAGTGGACTTCCTGCAGGGGCGCCAGGAGCCGGAGTTCTTCCTGGCCGACGCGATTCCCGCCGAGCAGGTATTCGTGGCCGACAAGATTCGCTTCAAGATCCGCCACGAGTACGAGGCCGACGCGCTGGACTTCCGCGGCATGTTCAAGGCCGTGGTGGCCGGATAACAGCCGGAGGCTCGAGGTTGGAGGTTCGAGTTCTGAGCCTCCAACCCGCCTCCAGAAATCGAGGAGAGAAAAATGCCAGAGATTTCCGGCGACCGTTACGGCGCTCCGTTTCAAATCTCGCTAGTGCGCCCCGGCGCGTTGGCGGCGGCCACCGACGTGGCCGGCTACCGCGCGCAGCGCAACTTCCGCGTCATCGGCGTGAGCATGTTCCTACGCACCACCGGCGCCACGTCCGGCTCGACCACGGTGGACGTGAACAAGGCCGGCGCGTCGATCCTGTCTGCGGCGATGTCCGTCGCCCAGGGCGCCGCGCAGAAGTGGCAGGAAGGAGCTCTCGGCTCGGCTGCCCGCGGCTATCCGCGCGGCGTTGACGTGCTGAAGGGCGAGCTGATCACGGTCGATATCGACGCGATTCCGGGCACGACGTCGAACGACCTCGAGGTCTTCCTCGACTGCATCGCCACCGACCCGGATAAGTAGGAGGAGGTTTTAGGTCTTAGGTGTTAGGTGGCGGGGGGAAACCTGACGCCTAACACCTAGAACCTGCGCGGCACGGAGGCCGCGCACCGATGGGCACGAAGAAGCTGGCCGATTTCACGCTGGAACTCGAGTCGCTGC